CACAGAAGCAGGTTTTGGTACAGCAGTATCAAATTTCTATGGTTTGAGCTTTAGCCCTAGTGGGAGTGGTAAAAGTATTGGTGTTAACTTGCTAGACAATATGTACTTCTCTTTGGCTTTTGATTACATGAAAAAAGAGGTATATCCTAAGTTTAAGAAGAAAGCTATACAGAAACTAGAAAATGACGGAATAGAGAGAGCTTTGCAAGCTTGGACTCCTAAAGCTTCTAATGCTACTTTGTCTGGACTGTATAGTGCTAGTGAAACAGCATATCTTGTAGGAGTGGGAAATGTTAACTTATCTGTAGATGAAGTAGCTGATGCAGTAGTGGGCAAAGCTGATTTGTTTGATATATTGCTGGAGTGTTATAATAATGGAGATTTTCCAGCACAACTAAAGAGGTCAGATAATAATCCATTAGACATAGATGGAATACCAGTAAACCTATATGCTTATGGAGACAAGTCAAAGCTAATCAATGGAGACAATATTGAGTTTGCTTTTCAGAATTTATTAAAGACTGGATATGGAAGAAGGTTTGTGTTTTCAGACGATAAAACAGTAGAAGTAGAAGAGAGATCTCCAGCAGATGTAGTAAAAGAGATGAGAGCTACTGAACAGATAAAGAAAGATAGACTTCCAGACAGGGAAAGAATAAGAAATCTTATATCTGCAAAGAAGATGAATAGTGTGTTGACTTTAACAGATGAAGCTATGTTGTTCTATGCTCAGGTGCAATGTGAAGGTGAGAACTTTGTTAAGACTAATAAGGGATTGGCAGAAGCAGTACAGTCTGATATGCTTAATAGAGTATTTAAACTTGTTAAGTTGGCTTCTATTTATGCCTTCTTTGAAGAGAAAGACAAAGTAGAGATAGAGCATATGCAACAAGCAAAAGAGATAATAGATGAATCTAGTAGGGTATTAACAGAGATTACTAAACTAAAGCCCTTACATCATAGACTGCTGGAAAGAATGCTAGAAGAAAGTAATCCTTGCACCAATCAGCACTTTTTGTCTTATCCGTTTATTCCTAGTGGGTGGACAAAGAAGATAGAAGAAGTTATTAAACTAACTAAAGAGCTTAGTAGTGAAAAGAATTATCTATGGAAAGAAGTATCTCGAAAAGGAGTAGTTTATTATAGTGTTACTAAACAAGATGAAAAGACTGAAGAGATATTAAAGGAAGTAGATCAAGCTGAAGAGATTGAAGCTGAGAAACTAAATGATGAGCAAGAAGATTTGCTCCGTCTCCTTTATGACTAGGAGATAGAATGAAAGTTAATATAGATGTAGATTTAATGTGTAAGTCTAGTGATAATCTTAAAAAAGCTTTTGATGACTTGAATATTAAATATAAGTATCACGGAGAAACTTTCCCCTTTAGTAGAAGTGGGCATTATAGCTTCAAGTGTACAAAGAATGACAAAAAGCATATATTAAAATATTTAAAAAAATATGAATACTACATAATTAAGGAGATATAGATGACTGCATACGAGGTTATTATGAATGATTTTAAAATATGGTGGGATAATGAGGGTTCAGGAATGAAGCCAAAAAAAGAAGAGGATATGGAAGAGTTTGTATACAGAATGACTATGTTAGCATGGGATAACGGAGCATTTAAGCAAAGAGAGCAATTTTTAAGGGGTAAAGAAAATGAAAGTTAAAAACAAACAAACAGGAGTAGTTGTAGAAGCTACTAAGATTAATGAAACTACTTATAGTGTAGAAGGCAAGGAAGTAGCTAAAACTGATATGGCTACTATGTATGAGATAGTTAAAGCAGTTAAGCCAGCAGTAGCTAAGCCAATAACTAACAAGATAAATATAGTAGCACCAACAGTAGAGATAGGTGGAGACAAGGTAGCTGAGTTGTTTGATGCGATAGCTAAAGCTAGTGGTCAAATGAAGAATCTTAATAAAGGGAAAGAAGCTTTTAATTATAAATATATAACTCTAGGACAAGTAATTGATATGACTAGAAAGCCTTTGGCTGATAATGGATTAGCTGTTATGAATTTCCCATCTACTTATATAGTAGAAGACCAAGTGATAGCTAGGGTAGAGATGATAGTATCTCATAAAGATGGCTCATATATATCTAGTGTATTTGATGTTCCTGTTAATGAGAATAAGAAACAACAATTCGTCCAGAGTGTAGCTACAATTCAATCGTATTGTGTTCGTTACCATAGAGTTAATCTATTAGGTATAGCTGGGGAAGATGATACTGATGGAGCATAGATAATGATTGGCATTTGTATATCTGGTATCAATCACTATCTATAGAGAAGATTTTATGGCGAAGAGAAAGATGTAAGACCAATATTTATATATATGAATTAAAAGAACACGGAGTGCCCAAATAATGCAAAACTATTCTTAGGAATACAATGTGTAGGGTAGAACAATTAAAGACCGTATAGGTCATCAGGTAAAAGGATAAACAATGCAAGAAGCAGTAAATCTATATGCAGGAATCACGCTAATTAGTGCAGATGACAAAACACCAAAGAGAATGAGAATAGGAAACTATTGGAAAGAAGAAATTAATGGCAAGTATTCAAAGTGTGTATCAATAGAAAGATACAATAAAAGACAAAGCAAAGGATTATAAAATGAGTTTAGCAAATCTATTTAGTGATATACAAGAAGTAAGTGAAGAATTAAAGAATGAAGAACTAGAGAATAAGAGTGGTGGTGGTTTTGTAACTACTAATGGTATTTATAAATCAACTATTGAAAGAGCATATGTTACTGCAACTAAGAAGGGTGGAGTACAGTTTGATTTACATTTAACTGGTGATAACTTAATTAACTTTAGACTATATCCAGTATCAAATAAGAATGGAAAGAAAGTAACTACTTATACTTATAAGGGTAAAACTCAAAGCTTACAAGATTATAAGATGTTAAAGCAAATAGTATTCTGTGCTACAGGTAAAGGTCAAGAGCTAGAAGACATTAAGATTGAAGAGCAAGATATTGAGTTTAAAGAGTACGGTAAGGCAGTTAAATTAACTGTTGGTATGCTAACTGATTTAGTTGGTAAAGAAATTCAATACGGTGTTAGATGTGAAGAAGAGTATAACTATGAAGATGGTGAAACTGATAAGACTTCAATTAAGACTGATGATGAAGGTAATCCTAGATACAAGAAAGTATTGTTCTCAGTATATTCTGCTTTAGGTAAGACTCCTATTGAGATTATTAAGAAAGAAGATTCTATTCAGTTAGCTAAAGATAAAGAGTTCTTACTAAGTGACAAGGGTATTAAGAGAGTTAAATTAGAAGCTCCAGAGTTTGAAGATGATGAGACAACTATAGACATTAATGATGAAGACATTCCTTTTTAATCTATGAGAAATAAAGAAGATTGCTTTAAATATCAACCTGAAATTAAAACGGCTACAAAGGCTAACTCCTTTGTGGCTGGTGGTAGAGTTATATATCTCGTAAAGAAGAATCAGGAAGGTAGAGCAAGCAGGGTGCATAATGCATACGATAAAGATACTAAAATCCTTTTGGCTAGCCATTGGGATAAAGAGTATTTAATTAAGTACCTACAAGGTAAAGATTTATCTTGTTTAGGTAATACACAAGGAGTGCTATTCTAATGGATTGGTATTATAAAAGTGAAGTCTTTAATCCTAATGAACCTATAAATCATTATGGGTTTATCTATAAGATAATATTTGAAGATGGTGAAGGTAAATTATATAGTTACTATGGAAAGAAGAGTCTTTATAGAAAGAAGACTATGCCACCACTTAAAGGATACAAGAGAAAAAGAGTATCTATGATTGAGTCTAATTGGAGACTATATACAGGGTCAACAGATGCTAGTAGAAACATGATACCTATATCAAAAGAGATACTAATGTTTGCTGACAGTAAGAATCATTTATCTTATTCAGAAGCTAAAGTATTATTTGATAATGAAGTTCTATTCAGTGCTGATTGTTTAAATGCTAATATTATGGGTAAGTATTTTGACAATGTTAATAGAAGAGCAGGAGAATGGATTAAGTGGTATGATAAGATGATCATAGAAAAGGAAGAGTAATGGGAAATCATATTGATGCTGTGGAAAAGATGAAAGAGAAAGCAAGTAATAATGTTCAATCTTATAATATTGGTGAAAGTAATTATGCTGAGAAGAATATACAACCATGGCATATATGGGCTGAGTATAAGTTAGATCCATGGAGAGCAGATATTGTTAAGAGGGTTCTTAGAACAAAAGAAGGTCAAGGTAAACTAGACTTAGAAAAGATTATACATATATGTAGATACTTGTTAGAAAAGGAATACAATGAAAGCAGTAATTAAAGGACTACATCCAAGAGAAGATGGCAATGAATATGTTGTTATCTTTGAAGATGGAAGAGAAATTAAGTGTGCAACAATAGATGATGCAATGAAGATAAAGGAAGCAGGATGATTAGTTATTGGCAAAAAGGATTAGCTAAGTGGAGAAGTGATAGAAACATTACTGAACCATCTGGTAATATTGTTATGATGATACATGAAGAAGTAACTGAATTACATGAAGCTGAGATTAATAAAGATGAACATGAGATAATAGATGCTTTAGCAGATATTATTGTACTGTCTGTTAATGAATTAGAACTGATGGGTTATGATGTTGATGGTGTTATGAATGAAGTAGTTAAAGAAATTAGTTCAAGAAATCAATGTCCTAAACAGAAAGAAGATTGGGATAAGAATGGAGCTAATGGTAAGTGGCAAAAGCAAAAAGATCAAGTAGATACTTATAAGGCTAACTACAATGTCTAAAAAGAAAGACTATGTCAGAAAGATAGTAAAGAATGATTCTGG